ACATATAAAATATACAAAATATATACAAAATATATAAAAAAAAGAATTAAATGGCTGAAAATCAAGAAGTTAAAAAGTGTCCTATAATTAATAATAAGTTAACTAGACACAATGACACCTCCCCTACTCTAGGGGGAGTGTGGGAAAAAAAGAAAAAATCAATAATAAAAATACAGAAATACGCAATAAGATTTTTTAATAAAGATTTAGCGAAAAAACACTATGCAAAAGAAAGATTAAAATATTTTACAATAGAAGAATTAAGGAGGTTAGAATTTTGGTTTAAAATAGAATTGGAAAAGAGTGGAAGGTAAATGGTGGACAACGGAAAGTATTTACGTAGATAAAGATACGGGAGAAATAATACAAAGAAAACAAGTAACAGAAAAACAATATATAAAAACAAGTAAAAAAGTAAATTATGGAAGAAACAAAAGTAAAACAATTATATACGAATGTAGAGAAAACCAAAGACAACTCTTCTGAAGAATTAGTAAAGAGAAAAACAATAGAAAATACACCATTTGAAATAATAACAGTAGATGGTAAGAGTTTCGGAGCAATGGGACAATATAGAGTAACAGAACCGAAAGACACAGTTAAAAAAGTAGAAACAGAACTAAAGAAAATAACATGGGACAGAATAGTACAAGTAGTCATGATATTAAATGAGGTAAAAAATAAAGTAGAAACAAATAATAAAAAATAAAATGAAAACAGAAATAGGTGGAGATCGTTTAGGATCAGGAAATAAACAAGAGGTAAGCATGAGAAACTTCGAAAGGAGTACACATGATTTAGGATATATATGGAGAAGTTCAATGGCAAGCGGAACATTAGTGCCGTTCATGTCAGAATTAGGACTACCGGGGGACACATTCGAAATTGATTTAATGGCAGATGTAAAAACGCTACCAACAGTAGGACCGTTGTATGGAAGCTATAAAGTACAATTAGATGTATTTCAATGTCCAGTAAGATTATATCAGGGAAAATTACACATGAATATGTTAAACATAGGTATGGATATGAGCGAAGTATTATTACCACAAATAACAATGGAAGCAACATATTACAATGGTAGAGGAGATACACAACAAATAAATACAAGTAGCATATACAGTTATCTTCATATGAAAGGTTTAGGGAGAGCAGTAACAGAAACAGGAGAACCAAGAGAAGGAGTTGTAGATAGAGAATTCAACGCAGTACCACTATTAGGATACTGGGATATATATAAAAATTACTATGCAAACAAACAAGAAGAAAGAGGGTATGTTATACACGGAAACGCAGAAACAAACCTATGGAGAGTAAATCATTTTATAATAACAAAAAGAACACCACAAGGACAAGTAACAAGTATTGATCTAGTAGGGGGTGGAGGAACATTTCAGACCGCAATAGGAGATACAATGAGTTATGATATAAGCGCGGAGTGGTTAGCAACTGGAGAACCATATGGACAACCGGACTGGGATAGCTTAAATGTAACAATTGGAACAAATACTTATGGATTTAGAACATTATGGTTTAATAATAGTGATAGTGACACAAGTCAAGCGCAAGACGGATCTGAATGGAACGCAGTAGGAAACACATATATAGGACCAATGGGAACAAATACATGGAGTACAGTATTAATAAATGGGCAAAGTATGGAAAACACAGTAGCCAATAATAATGGAGAACCAGAATTAACACAATTTCCATTGGATAATATAGACGATATGAGAATGCAAATACTAGAAGATGTAAGGGCAACAGATTATTTCAGAGTAACAAAAGATAGTATAGCACCATACGGATTAGGATTAGGATCATACGGAGATGAAGAAGATAGTGGATATTATAAGACTGGAAGTCAAGAAGGATTAGGAATAAAAACATACCAAAGTGATTTATTTAATAACTGGATAAGCACAGAATGGATAGATGGACCAACGGGAATCAATGAAATAACGGCAGTAAGTACGGCAGGAAATGAATTCACAATAGATAGTTTAAATTTAGCAAATAAGATATATAATATGTTAAATAGGATAGCAATATCGGGAGGTTCATATGATGACTGGCTAAGTGCAGTATATACACATGAGAGAGCAAAAGGGCATGAAAACCCAATATATCAGGGTAGCTTAATAAAAGAGTTAGCCTTTGAAGAAGTGGTAAGTAATGCAGAAACAAAAGTAGGAACAGAAAACCAACCATTAGGAACATTAGCAGGTAGAGGAAGACTTACCGGAAAAGATAAAGGTGGAAAAGTAAAGGTAAGAGTAGATGAGCCATCTTATATAATGGGAATAGTAAGTATAACACCGAGAATTGACTATAGTCAAGGGAATAAGTGGGATACAAACTTAAAAAGTATGAATGATTTTCATAAGCCAAGTTTAGATGCAATAGGATATCAAGACTTAATTACCGATCAGATGGCATGGTTCGATACAACAATAGATGATCAAGAACAAATAGTATATAAAAGTGCAGGAAAGCAACCAGCATGGATCAATTATATGACAAATGTAAATAGAACATATGGAGCATTCGCAGAAGAAAATAATAGTATGTTTATGACATTGAATAGAAGGTATGAAAATGGAAACGATGCGGAAACAAGAGAAGGGTATGGGATACAAGATTTAACTACGTATATAGACCCAAGTAAATACAATAATATATTCGCAGATACAAGTTTAGATAGCCAAAATTTTTGGGTACAAATCAAAGCAGATATAAAAGCAAGAAGAAAAATGAGCGCAAAAGTAATCCCAAATTTATAGAATATGTATAAGTATAGAAAAGTAAAAAAAACCCGATTAACAAGTGTGGAAGCACTAGAGGGGGAAACAATAGAACAAAAAATAGAGCGGATAGTGAATAATGGAGAACCAATAACAGACGGAGCACCCGAGATATACACGGAAAGAAAAGACGGAGTATTAAGTGCGTATAATATACGTACGGATAGATGGGAAATCGCATGTGATGGAATGGACGTAGTACACAAAAGCAAAGAAGCAAAACGTGACGGAAAACCGAAAACCTCAGGTGATAGCGAGGAAAAAGGAAAAATAGTTAAGTTAGAAGTGAAGGACGGGGGACCCGAGTCAACAGAAGCCAAAGCCAAATAAAAAAAAGGGGGTTGAAATATACCCCCAATTTGGGCAAAGAGTACGCATCTGTTCATTATTATCAAGGGAAATAGATAGCTTTTAAAAAAGCACGAAAAATATAAATTAATAAAAAATAAAAATTAGAAATTATGGCAATACCGTTAGCAATGATACCGGCAGCAATCAAAGGAGGTGTAGCACTAGCAGGAATAGGAGCACAAGCAGGAATGCAAGGACACATGGGAAAAAAAGGACATGAAAGAGAAAAGGAATTAATGGGGATACAATATCAGAACCAACAAGGATTAAACCAACAAGGACATGAGTTACAAATGGAAATGTGGAACAAAACAAATTTTCCAGAACAAGTAGCAAAATTAAAAGAAGCGGGATTAAACCCGTCATTATTGTATGGAAAACAAGGAGCAGGAGGGGTAACAACTGGAAGTCAAACGGGAGGAAGTGCAAGCGGAGGAAGTTATAAACACGCGCCAATGATGGACATAGCAGGAATGATGAAACTAGCAAGCGAAATAGGATTATTAGACGCACAAAAAGAAAATGTACAAGCAAACACAGATAAAACTAAAGGAGTAGATACAGAACAAGGGTGGGTAACAATCGAAAATATAATGCAAGACACACAAAATAAAAAGCTAGAAGGTCAATTAACAGAACAGAAAACAATAAACATGCAGTTACAAAATGTAACGGAAATAGATAGGGCAGAAGCAATAATAAAACAAGCAAACGCAACAGCGGCTAAAATCGCACAAGATACAAGTATAGATGCAGAAACGAGAGCTGATATAGTGAAAGCAAGAATGTTAGCAAACTTAGAAACAGAAGCAAGAATACTAGAAAGGGAAACAAATGTAAAATTGAGTAAAGCACAAATGCAAAATATGATAGATATGATATTAGTGGCTAGGCAAAATGCAGATGCA